TATCCGCACAACCAAAGCAGTTAAAAGATTGGGTTGTTCTTTACTCAAAACATTTGTAGAAGATGACAAATTAATTTTTACAGATTACGACATCGTGCAAGAACTTGTATCCTTTACACTTAAAAATCATTCATACGAAGCAGATGTAGGACACAATGACGATCTTGTAATGTGTTTAGTGTTGTTCTGTTGGTTGAGTACACAAAACTATTTTAAAGATCTCGCAAACATGGACATCCGTAAGCAAGTATTTGACGATAAACTAAAGCAATTAGAAGAAGATCTAACTCCATTTGGTTTTATTGAAACAGGTATTGATCCAGATTTGGATATAGACGAACAAGGAAATGGATGGTCTTTGGCGGGAGATTGGCCTTAAATGTAATAGTGTAAATTTATACATACCCATAGAAGAAATTATTAATAATACACCGATAATTGGATCTAAGGAGACAAAGCAATGGCATTCCAAGTCAGTCCTGGCGTACAAATCAGAGAATTCGATCTTACTGCAATCGTACCAGCAGTTTCCACCACTCCAGCAGCATACTGCGGAGTATTTGGTTGGGGACCAGCAGATCAAAGAGTATTGATCAGTACAGAAAAACAACTTGAAACAATCTTCCGTAAGCCACTAAATCAAGCATACTATGCAACCGCATGGATGCTTCCTGCAAATTTCCTTTCCTATGGTGGAAACTTACAAGTTGTAAGAAATGTAAAAGAAGTTGTAGATAATCCTAATGCGGACAACGATGTTAACTCTATCTCTTTCGTTGCATTCCCTGGCGTTTATCAACCAAATGAAGAGGGAACAGAACCAACTCAAATTCCAACATTAGTAGAATGGTTGGGTATTAATGAGGGTTGTGTATATGCAGGAACAAGCACATCTTGGTCTGGTCAAGCAGCCGTGATGGATTTTGCAAATGTGCCAGGTGGTTTGTTCGGATCACTCACAAATTCCGCAAAAAGTTGGTTAGAAGAAAATGGTGCAGATCCATTTGATCTAGATGGAAATGGTCAAAGTAAATTGTATTTTGATGCCAATGTATCAGGCGATCTAGCATATTTTGAGAGAAATCTTCAAGTAATACTTCAAGGACTTGCTGAAGATACTAAAGCATATGGTACTTATACAGTCGATGCACCATCAAATGTAATTGCAAAATATGTTCCTGGCAATACAAATTACATTACAAGTGTATTTAAATCTTGGGAGTCCGTTGTTAATTTTTACAATTCAATTGTAGCAGCAACTGGATCTTTTAAATTAGCAGGAACCCCAATCAACATTACTCAAGTAAAAAACCGTGAACACTATGAAGCAATTACTCTCGGTGCGCCAGAAACCGTGTTTGAATCTGCATTCGTTGGTAAATATCCTGGCGACCTATTAAATGGTTGTGGCGTTGTAATCTATGGAAGTGGATATAGTCCAACCGTAACCACAGAATGGTCTTCTAACTACCCAAATTGGGCAAAAGAAGCATTTGGTGTGTTTAATACTTTACCAGACACAACAGATCAAGCAGCATTACTAGGATTCTCTGGTGATGAGGTTCATGTCGCAGTAGTAGACATTACAGGAAAAATTACAGGAACCGCAGGTACTGTAGTTGAATACTTTGAAAGTCTTTCTGTAGCACCAGACTCCAAGCGTCCAGATGGAACATCCAACTATTGGATGAGTGTAGTAAATAACAGATCCCAGTACATTTGGGTAGGTGATGTTGATTCTCAAATAACATTTACTTCTGGTGGTATTGCATGGGGTACAACCTTTGAAAACACAACCCCAGGTCCATTTGCAAAAATTGCAAGCACACTAGAACCAAATTATGTAATGGTATTCACCCTCGGTGAAGGACACATTGCAGGAATGACAACATATGATTCTTCTGATGCAGATCTTTCATCCAGAATATTAACTCAATATGAGACAAGTTTTGGTGATCCAGACGAATCTGACATATCCATAATGATTGGTTATAATACCACAATTGCATCTGACATCAATGATTTTGTTGCAATTGCAGAAAATAGAAAAGATAGTATTGCATTCGTATCTGCTTGCTACGATTTGAGTTTGATTGGTGGAACCAGAGCAGACATCCTAGACGGAATTACCGACTATGTTGATGCAGTTTCTTCCACCTCCTATGGTGCAATGGATTCTGGGTATAAGTATCAATACGATAGATTTAACAATGTCTATCGTTATGTTCCACTCTGTGCAGATTCCGCAGGATGCGCTGTTCGTACAGACAACCAAAAGGATCCGTGGTGGTCACCAGCAGGATATGATCGCGGTCGCATTTTAAATGTTGTAAAACTCGTATTCAATCCAAATAAAGATGAACGCGATGTTCTTTACAAGAAAAATGTCAACCCAGTAATTACATCTCAAGGATTTGGTGTAATTCTTTTCGGTGACAAGACTCTACAAAAGAAACCAAGTGCATTTGATCGCATCAATGTTCGTAGACTCTTCAATGTTCTTGAGAAGTCTATTGCATCTGCTGCAAAATTCCAACTCTTCGAATTCAACGATGCATTTACTCGTTCTCAATTCAAGCAATTGGTCGAACCATTCCTCCGCGATATTCAAGGAAGAAGAGGTATCACTTCTTACGCAGTAGTTTGCGACGAAAGCAACAATACTCCATCTGTTGTAGATGCTAACAGATTCGTTGCAGATATCTTCGTAGCACCAAACCGTTCGATCAACTTTATCACCCTCAACTTCGTTGCGACTCCAACAGGAGTTTCCTTCGCAGAATACGGCGGATAATAGGAGTTTTTACGGAAAAGTAGGATAAATAAAAGAAACAGGAGACATAAATGGCCGACTCAAGTATTAACTCATTCATGACAAATTTCGACGGTGGTGCAAGACCAAACCTCTACACCTTCGTAATGGCATGCCCAGGCTTAGCACAACTAAACCCTGCGTTCAGTCAGTTACAATTCTTCTGCCGTAGCACACAGTTACCTTCATCTATCTTGGGTGAAATTACTGTTCCTTATCTCGGTAGACAAGCAAAGTATCCTGGCGACAGAACATTCGAAGATTTTACCATCACAATCTTGAATACTCAAGATATGAATCTTCGTAGAGTGTTTGAATTCTGGCACGAACAATTCAACACATTTGCAGGAAATGCAACTGCTTATCCAAACCCAAGAGCAATCTTCGGTTCCGCAGTAGTTACCCAACTAGATAAAGCATATCGTCCAACCAGAGCATACCAATTCTTTGATATGTTCCCAAGAGATGTGTCATCTGTTGATCTTGCATATGACAATAACGATACCGTATCTGAGTTTACAGTAACATTTGGTTACTCTTACTTCATCAACGACAACTCTCCACAAAACAGTGCTGCTGGCGTTGGTGGTCAAGGATTCCTCAATCCTGGCGCAGTAGTTCCAGGCCTTGGTGGTGCAGGAAACGGATTCGGATTCGGAAACAATGGATTCGGACAAGGTGGATCTGGTTTTGGTCTATCCTTCGGTTCTGGTCCTGGCGGTTCTGGATTCTCGTTCGGTTATGGTAATGGTAACTCGGCATTCGGTGTAGGATTTGCTTCCAGATAAGATCTGGATCGTGACGCATACATATTCAAGTAAATACTTACTTGGAGTTTTATAATGGCAAACAGATTTTTCGGATTTCTCTTCCCTAAAAAGGAAGATGCAATCCTCAAAGACATCCCCGTAACCCCAGAAGCAGACTTTGCGGACGGCTCCACCATCATAGAAGCTGGTGGCGCCGCGCAAAGTTATGCTATTGATATGGATACAAATTTGCGTTCAGATATTGATCTGATCCGCAAGTACAGAGAAATTAGTGGCCATGCAGAAATTGAAATTGCAATTGATGATATTGCAAATGAAGCAATTACCGAAGATGCTACGGGAGAAATTGTTAAAGTAGATTTAGATGCCGTTGAAGATGTTTCCAGCGGTACAAAGAAAAAAATAGTAAGTGAATTTAACACATTACTTCATCTAATAAACTTTAATAAAAAAGGTTATGAACTATTCCGTCAGTGGTACATTGATGGAAGAATGTATCACTATGCCGTACTGGACGAATCAAATCCAAAGGCAGGAATACAAAAAGTAATTCAAATAGATCCATTGAAGATTAAAAAGATTACTGAAATTAAAAAGAAAACAGATCAAATTACAAAAGTTCAAACTATTGAATCTGTAAAAGAATATTACATATATTCTAATTTTGATAAATTTATAAATCCAAGTCCAAATACTCCAATAATAACTTATGGAAATACTACAGGTATAAGATTAACCGCAGATTCCGTAAGTTATGTTCATTCTGGATTATTAGAAAGAAACAGTAAAAGAGTTTATGGTTATTTGCAAAAAGCAATCAAACCATTAAATCAATTACGCATGATTGAAGATGCGGTTGTAATTTACCGTATCTCTCGCGCACCAGAACGCAGAATTTTTTATATTGATGTTGGTTCTCTTCCCAAGAATAAAGCAGAACAATATCTCCGCGAGATCATGAATCGTTACCGTAATAAAGTAACATATGATGCTGCAACAGGCGAAGTGCGTGATGATAGACGCATGATGCATATGTTAGAAGATTATTGGCTACCTCGTCGTGAAGGTGGCAAGGGTACATCTATTGAAACTCTTCCTGGCGGTCAAAATCTTGGCGAAATGGAAGATGTTAAGTACTTCCAAAAGAAACAGTATAAAGCATTAAACATTCCAACCTCTCGTATGGAAGCAGACAATGGATTTAATATGGGCCGTGCGTCTGAGATCAGCAGAGATGAGTTGAAGTTTGCTAAGTTTATTTCTAGACTTCGTATGAAGTTCTCTGAAATGTTCTTAAACTTATTACGAGTTCAGTTGATTGCAAAAGGAATAGTAAATCACGAAGAATGGGATGCAATGTCCCAACAAATTCGCTTTGATTTTGCATCAGACTCATACTTTACAGAATCTAAGAATATTGAAATGTTAAAAGAAAGACTTTCTATTCTAAGAGATGTTGGTGATTTCTCTGGTAAGTTCTTCTCTGAAAGATGGATTCGTAAGACAATTCTACAAATGACAGAGCAAGAAGCAGACGCTATGCAAGATGAAATAAATAAAGAGCGTATAGAGCAGCAACAACTTGCAATGAATCTAGACGCGCAACAACAACAAGTTGCAGCAGGCGGACCACCGCCAGCAGTAGGATCGGAATTACCACAACCACCAGCACAGGGTGGTGGAGGAGCAGCATATAATGTCAGCAGCTTATTATGATATTCAAGCAGAACAAGGTGCAACTTTTAGATTGTATCTTACTATTGCAAACGCAAATGGTGAAGCATTAAATCTTTCTGGTAATAACGAAGGATTTGTTCCTCTTGATGAATTACCCACAGGATTCGAACAAAGATTTATTGATACTGAAGGTAACAGTATTGCAAAAGTGTTTGTTCGTATGCAAGTAAGAAATAGCGTTGATGGAATTATAATTCCAATCAATCCTCCTGCTGGCGTTACAGCAGAGTCTGAGTTAGCATTACTTGGAGTTTCTGGATATGGACAAGATTATTTTCCAATTGATATTCAATTAGGAGATGGTGGAACCGCAAAGAATGAACCAAATGTAATTATTACAATAGATGCGGTACACATGGAAGGCATTCAGTATGGTAAACCCCTTTATGATATCGAACTTGTTTATGCACAAGATATCATAAATCACCCTAAAAAAGTAGTCTATCGTGTTATGCAAGGTAGATTTATAATTACACCGAATATTACAAGATGAATTTAGTAATAGCAGTCAAAGCAGAACCAAAGCGTCAAGCAAGAGTTACACAACCTCAATATGTAACTCTATTGTTGACTACTTCCGAGGAAGCAGCAGATGCTCAAATTCTACACAGAGATGGTGAGTATAATAGCAAACTTCAAGGTACATGCTTTACTTGCTCAAAACTAAATGCAAATCCTCCGCAAAGTGTGTGTGATGTTCCAGATCCAGATGGGCCACCTTCAGGCTGTATTTTACTGGATGAAGATCCCTGTACATGCAATGATTGTCCTCCTCCTCCACCACCAAGAGAATGTGCATGTAGCACAACTACTGGGTATCCTGCACCAAATACGGAAGGATTAGGTTCTGGATATTGGGTAGGTCTTCAAGCAAATACTTACTATTCGATAGTCCCAAATGGTGGTTGGGTTGTTGCTGTTAGTTGCACAAGTTCAGAAATACTTGGAGCATTTCCAGTAACAGGATCTAATTTTGGTTATGGTAGAGGAGATATAGGTGGAAATCCTGTAATGATTTATCCTGCTGGTTCTGTTAGAGGCGCAGGATATGTTCCCGCAAATGAAACATCATTTCCCATATTAGCGTTAACTACTTCAGATGGAAACGCAATAATTGCAGATGGGTTTACGGATGGAATTGTTAGTGGTTCTTCGCTACCAAGATGTCCATCATTAAATCCAACAAAATTCTGCACAGCAAGCAATTCCTTTTTATATGAAGGATTTCCAAAACCATGTTTGGGTAAATTCCCAAGAACTCAGTCTGATTGCCCAGATTATGATAATTTTAAAGAATGGCCAGAAAATAAACCATATAACGACGAGCAAAATGCATACTACATCAGTATGGCAAATGTATCAGGATTTACTGGTCAAGTAACAGGATCTATTTCGTTTACTTCTTCCTCTGGTCAATCTTATTGTGGAACCATAGAAGATTGGGTTCAAAAACCAAATGACGCTTTATCTGGTGCGTGTGGAGGCACAGAATGGGTAGATCCACCAACTTCATTCTATGATAATTGTGTTCAATGCACAGACGAGAATGTAAAGGTTCCATGTAAGTATTTGTTAAATACTACCAATGGTGACTTCAATCAGTTTAATGGTGGTTATGGAAATGGATTCTTTGGAATAGGTCCAGCATTGCCACCAAATACGAGTGATTCTGGTAGTACTGCATCTGGAGGTTCTGGACGATATTGGAATACATTCTGGAACTGGGAACAACCAACAGATCCAAATGGAGGCGACCCAGGCTACTTCTATACCGATAGTACTGGTGCTTCTCATTTAGCGTTCATACCACCTATTGGCAATTTATTAGATAAATGTAAATGTCCAGACGATACCGCTAGAAATTCTTCTATTGTGTGGATTGAAAGTTTTGAATGCTGCGATCCTGTAGCGCAAACAGCAGGACTTGCAGCAGGATTGACTGCATATAAACCATTTACGCCTGGTTATTCTGGTTGTGGAGTCGGTTGTAAATCTGCATGTCCACATTTAAAATGTTCTTGTTATGGAACTTCGGGTGAAGGTGGGGAAGGTGCTGAAAATAATTTAGGAAGACCTTCGATATATGGTTATATTCCCTGCCATTTATGCGAAGATATTCCATTAAATACAGGTGAACCGATTTCTGGAGTGTGGTGGACAGTTTCTACCTCTGTAGGACTTGCTGCAATTCCAGCACGAAATGAAATAATAGAAGGATCTGCTACGCCACCTGGTCCAAATTCTTCGTGCAAAAATATATTTGGTTCTTTGGGCAGTCCTACTTGTCAGTGTGGTAGTTTATATGATTTAGATAATACTGATCCTTCAAATCCATTTTACACATTAAATTTTGATAAATTAGAATTATGTACAGGATTTAGAGATCCAGATGAATTCCTTCAGGATCCATGTATGAGATCGGAATATTTGCCTGCAAATTTAAAAGATTGTAGTTTAACATATAGCACAGATCCTGTTTCTACAATGCGTCCACCATTTCAAAATTGGACATACGATAATGTATTTGCAAATCATATAATTGTAAATGGAAATTGTGGACAATGCACAGATGGTCAATCTTTGATGGAGTGTTTGTGTCCAGATCCATCTGATGCAAGTTGTTTCTTGAGAAACATTGGTGGACCATTTGCATTACCATATGAAACAGATAGTACACCATGCGGTGATCCTTTCCCCGCATTGATGGTTGACTGTTCGGTTCCAAGAAAAGAAACAGATGAATATCCAAACTGCAATGGTGATATGGTAAATGATAGTAGATTAAAATTTAAACCTATAAACAGATCTAAATGCTCAAAACCAGAAGGAATGACAGAGGAAACATTCAATCAATTAACAACAGATCCTTGTGGTTGTTGCGATAGATCTATAGATCAAAATGGCGGAGGAGCAGGAATACCATCGGTAGGATGCGCTTCTTCTAACCCATCTGGTCCATGCCAAGCAGATTGTTGTCAAGGATCTGGTTGCGCCACGGGGGATTGTGAACTAGATCCAAGTATTATCGTTGGAAATGGACAGTGTTAATAATATAAATAATAATTAGGAGATATATCATGTCAATAATTGATTCACTACTTAAAGACGATTCCGATGAATTTAGAAAAGAAATTCATTCTGCTCTTTATAATAAAATAAAAGAAAAATTGCAAGATAAAAAAACAGAAATGGCAATGACATTATATGATGAAGAACCCTGTGAAGAATGCGAAGAAGAACAATCACAATAAGGGATTCCCATGTATTTAATCATAGAAACCATAGACAACCCACTGCGTGTTTTAACTGAAGAAAAAGAAGGTAGAAAGAACCTCTTTATCGAAGGTGTATTCATGCAAGCAGAGCAACAAAATAAAAATGGAAGAATATATCCAAGAGATATTCTAATTAATGAAGTTGCTCGGTATAACCAAGCATATATTAAAGAAAACAGAGCATTGGGAGAACTGGGACACCCAGAAGGCCCAACCGTAAATCTAGAGCGCGTTTCCCACATCATTACAAATTTAAAAGAAAATGGAAATGATGTTGTCGGAAAGGCAAAAATTCTTGGAACCCCATACGGTAAAATTGTAGAAAACTTAATTGACTCTGGTGTAAAACTTGGTGTTTCATCTAGAGGTATGGGTTCATTAAAGCAAATGAATGGAGTCAATATGGTTCAAGAAGACTTCATGCTTGCAGCAGTAGATATTGTAGCAGATCCTTCTGCGCCAAATGCTTTCGTAAATGGCATAATGGAAGGAAAGCAATGGATCTGGGAAAATGGATTATTAAAAGAAAAAGAACTAGAAAAATGGCGCAAAGATATTAAGAAGACATCTTCTAGAAAACTAGAAGAACAATACTTAAAAGTATTTAAGTCTTTCCTTTCGAATTTATAAAATTACTAAATAGAAATAGCAATTTAAGGAGATAATATGGATCCCGTTCAAGCAGCAAAAAAATTAATCGACTCATTGATGGAAGAGGATGAAACCGTCCTTCAAGAGGCATACGATAACGAAGAAGAAAACGAAGAAGAGGAAGACGAAGGTGAAGAAGAAGAAAATAATTCTGAACCAAAGTCTCAAGAAAAAGAAGCACCAGCACAAGGTGCATCTAAGTCCACTTCCATGAAACCAGCTTCATTTGGTGGAGCAAAGAAACAAGGTGGTGGATTAGTTCAAGATGCTCATGGCGGTGGTGTACAAGATGCTCATGGTGGAAGCGAAGCATTGGGAACAATGCAATATGCAGAAACCGCAGCACAAAATCAAGCATCTATTGCAATGAAACCATCCTTCTCAACAGGTGGTGGAATGACAAAGATGAGCGAAGAACAAGTTCGTCAAGATATTCAAGCAATCTTTGGTTCAGAAAATCTTTCTGAAGATTTCATCAACAAAGCAGGATCTCTTTACGAAGCAGCAGTTCTTGCAAAGGCAGAAGAAGTTGTTCGTGAAGTACATGAACAATATGAAGCAGCATTTGAACAAGAGATCGAAGATGTTAAGCAAGAACTAACCGAAAAGGTAGATTCTTATCTTAACTATGTTGTAGATGAGTGGATGAATGAAAATAAACTAGCAATCGAAAACGGTATTCGTACCGAAATTGCAGAGAACTTCATCGGTAAACTCAAGGATCTTTTTGTTGAATCTTATATCGAAGTTCCACAAAACAAGACAAACTTGTTTGATGAAATGGCAGAAACAATCAGCGAACTTGAAGAAAAGGTAAACACCGAACTTCAACGCAATGTAACTCTCGTAAATGAGAACAAAGCAATGAAAGCAGTCGGTATCTTCATGGAGCAAACCAAGCACCTAACAGATGTACAATCTGATAAGGTTGCCAAACTTGCAGAGAACATTGAGTTCAACTCAGAAGAAGATTTTACAGACAAGATCAGAACAATCGTTGAGAATGTTTCAAAGGCAAACAACATCAACGAAAACAAAGTTCAAAAGCAAGTTAATAATAAATATTTAACAGAAGAAACAACAGTAGAAGTTGAAGACGGAAATGATCAAGAAGACACAATTCAAGATCCTTTCATCAAACTTTACTCAAATGTTTTACACCGTACAGTCCAAAAATAAAATTTTATAAATAAAATAGAAACCTTCAAAGGAGATTAAAATGTCAGGTATTTTTCTATCAGAATCAGTAAAGAATAGATGGAAGCCCATCGTAGAACACGCTGCTCTTCCAGAGATCAAAGATGCATACAAGAAGACAGTAACAACTGTTCTTCTTGAGAACCAACAACGCGCTCTTACAGAGACAGTACAAAGTACAAGCGGCACACAACTTGGCGTAATCCAAGGCCCAACAGGTACTTCTGGTGGTATCGACGCATTCGATCCAGTACTCATCTCTCTAGTTCGTCGCGCAATGCCAAACCTAATGGCATACGACATTGCTGGTGTTCAACCAATGACAGGTCCAACAGGACTTATCTTTGCAATGCGTACCCGTTACGGTGGTGCAAGAACAGGATCCGAAGCATTCTATAACGAAGCAGATTCAGCATTCTCAGGAACTGACGCTGGATTCGATACCACCCTAACCCGCGATTTCGCTGACGTTAACGCTGGTGTTGGTACAACCGCACAGGCTGGTTCAAACCCATCACTCCTGAACCCAGTTGGCACCGCTACCTCAACCGCCTATAACGTCGGTCAGGGTATGCCTACAGGCGATTCAGAGAACCTTGATGGCGCTGCTGGCAATGCATTCAACCAGATGGCTTTCTCAATTGAGAAGGTCACCGTAACTGCAAAGTCACGTGCTCTGAAGGCTGAGTACTCACTAGAGCTTGCTCAAGACCTCAAGGCAATCCATGGTCTGAATGCCGAAGCGGAATTAGCAAACATTCTCTCAACTGAGATTCTTGCTGAGATCAACCGCGAAGTTATCAGAACCATCTATAAGGTTGCTGAACAGGGTGCTGTACAAAACGTAGCAACTCCTGGTGTATTCGACCTCGATATCGACTCCAACGGTCGTTGGTCAGTTGAGAAGTTCAAGGGTCTTCTGTTCCA